ACTCCAGCCTCATCAACCGAACACTTCCACAACGCATTTGCTGGTGGGTACATTGACCACGTTCTTAGAGTTACGAGAAACGCAGTAAAGGTGTTTGATTTACATACTGAATTAGGAATCGGTGATGGTGGATATGATAGAGAGACTGTAATCTTTACAGCCCTTCACCACGATTTAGGTAAGGTTGGTAACGCCGATGAGAGTTGGTACATTCCCAACGATTCACAATGGCATGTTGAGAATCAAGGAAAGATTTATAAAACTAACCCATCAATGCACTGGATGAATTTGAATGATAGAACATTTTGGATGTTAAACCATTTCGGAATCAAAATCTCAGAAGTTGAATACTTAGGTATCAAACTTACCGATGGATTGTATGATGATGCTAACAAAGAGTATTACATCGCATACAATAAAGATAACGCACTAAAGACTGGATTACCATATGTAATGCACCAAGCTGATATTATGGCTGCTAGATTCGAAAACGAAAGATGGATGAAGATGAAGCAGGGTGAGGTTACTACAAAGAACGTAGGTGGTAGACCAACTAAGAAAGCAAAATTAGAAAATGTAAAAATGCCAGAGAAGATTGATTTTAAATCTATCTTTGGTGAAGTAGAGGAAGCTTAATATGGAAACAATACAACACATAGTTTTACCGTTAATAATAATATCAATCTTACTTTATGTAGTATGGAACTTACTCCGTAAAGTTGAAAAGTTAGAAGATAGTATTGAAGAACAAGATGAGGTGTTGGATTCTGTAGAAACTTCTATACAATCAGCTTTAAATAGAATGAAAACTTTAGATAGGTTGGGTTCGTTTGAAGCTGATGATGAGAGCGGGTTTGTATTTAAAGAAATACAATCTGCATTAGATAAGTTAAATAATGAAATAAATCCGAATGCCTAGAAAGAGAAGAAAAAGGAGTAAAAGATATTTTACCAAAATCACCGAAATCGCAATTAACGCATATAACAATTGTGATGACCAAAAACTAAAGAACAAAATCTACAACAGATTCATTCATTATCCGTTTGATAAATTAGCGGAAAATGTAATCCACACTTACAAAACATATTACTTTGATGTACCATATGAAGATGTAAAAGCTAGTGTAGTTGCATTTCTGAATGAAAAGATTCATAAGTTCAATGGTGAGAATGGTAGAGCGTTTTCCTATTTCACTGTAGTAGCAAGAAACTATCTCTTTAATGAGAACAACGCAAACTACGCTAGGATGAAATCAAAAGAAAAGGTTGCGGCAATCGATACATCTCGTAACATTGTAAACGAAATTGTAGACCAAAATAACAAAGAAGCTAAATCAGATTTTATAGACCACTATACAAAATATATAGATTTTCATTTGTATGAGTTATTTTTAAAAGATAGGGATAGAGCTATTGCGGATGCAATAAATCATTTATTTAAGACGAGATATGATTTATATTCGTATAACAAAAAAGCACTCTACATACTTATTAGAGAGAGAACAGGAGTACATACACAATACATAACTAAAGTAGTTGGTAAACTAAAAGGTATTTATGTTGAATTGTACACCGAATATAATCAAAAAGGATACTTATCTCTCAGATATAAATTAAAGGATAGTAATGGATAAGGATACTGAATTATTTAAAGGGAAATCATTTTCTGATATCATGTCGGATGTTTACCATAATTCTAAAAAGAAGGATAGGCAACTAAAACTTCTTATCGCACAATTAGAACCATTGGTAAAGAATCTACAAGATGCTACTGTGATTGTTCCTTTGATTAAAGAGTATATGGAAGTATCAATCAAAAACGATGAGCAGATTGTAAAATTAGCAGCGATAGTTCAAAGAATGTTGAAGGATGTTAACTCATCGGATGAGGGTGGATTCGGATTATCAGATGAAGAAAAGAAACAACTTTTGGAAAACGCAAAAGAAATTGATGATAAGATTGATGCTCTTAGTAGTACAGAGGGAGATGAATAATGCCAGCACAAAATAAATTATTAGTAGCTACTGTACAACGAATAAATTTAAAAGATGATGATGTAAATGAGTTGTACGCAATTCAAGCCTACAACCAAACTACAGTCAACCAACAGATAAAGGCATATCCATATGATATGTCTATGAGAAGGATTCCTCTAATTGGTGAAAGTGTTATTATAGTTCAAGGTACTTCGGGTGAAGCTAAACCTGAAAAGAAGAATTCAAACACAACATATTACTATCTGAATCCAGTATCCATACAAAAGAATCCTCATAATAACGCACTACCAACATCCAAAACATTAATATCAGTAGGAGCATCGGCAGCAGGATACGCAGCCGCAGCTGCTGGAGTACCAGGAGTAAGTGGTGGTGGTGGGGGTAAAGAATTGGGTAAAGGGTTTTCTGAAAGAACTGATGTGGGTTCGATACAACCATTTATCGGTGATGTTTTGTTAGAAGGTAGATTCGGACACTCAATGAGATTTGGATATACCCCAAAAGGAAGTAAAACAACTAAGAAACCATCGTGGAGTTCATCAAAGGATAACGACCCAATCACAATTATATCTAATGGTAGAAAGAGTGGTGGTAGATATAATAAGTTTATTATAGAAGATGTTAACGATGACCTTTCATCTATATGGTTAGGTTCATCACAAAAGATAAAACTAAAACCAGCTCAGACTGGAATCGGTGGAGCAGATAATCCAAGTTCATTTTCTAAACCATCTATATATCTTAATTCCGATAGAATATTTTTAAATGCTAAAAATGAGAATGTTATCATAGCAGCAAAAAAAGATATCATAAACGCAACGCCGGGATGGCAAATGGAAATGGATAAACTATTTACTTTGATAGAAAAGTTAGCTAGTGAGTTGAAAGATTTAACATCAGCAAAAGCTACTTACGCAACTGGTGTTGGTCCAACAGGTCCGGCGACAAATGCTAGTAAGGTTGCACAGATACTTAGTGATATAAAAGAAATGAAACAATAATATTATGCCCGCACTTTGGCCAACATTTATACCTGTAGTAGGTGGATATCTTAATTCAGCAACCGAAGGAAAAACGGAAGAAGAAACCGCTGAGAAGATTGCATCTGAATATCACAAAGCTGTTAAAACCGCTAATACAATTCTTCATGTAAATTTACCATTAGTTCAAGCACCATACCAACCAATTAAAATGGGTATATTGAAAACCCTAAACGATATAAAAAAATCTGAAGGTAGACCTAAACTAAGTCACTTTTCAGATTGGGCAAATGCAACATCACAATATTGGTTAGCAACAACAATGTCCCCAACACCATTTCACCCATTGAATATGGCAGCTTCAACGGGAACGGCAGGAATACCTGCACCGATAACCCATATCATAAATAATGGTGGAGCGGTAGCACCACTTAAAGCTGGGTTGTTAGCAGCGTTTACTCATCCAGCATCAGCTGTACCATTTGGGATACCATTCGCAACAAAATTGGTAAGTGCATTTACTGCGCATCTATTGACAGTTGGTGGGTTACAAACTGAATTTGTAACAAGTGGTACACCTGCAACACCAGTTCCAGTCGGGCCGATAGGACAACCTTGGGTTGGGATGGTGTAAAAAGAAAGTTTTTAATATTTATATATAAAGTAGAAATTATGAAGGCAAAAGATTTAGCACAATTATTGGAAGTAATCGTAAGAAAGGTGGTTCGTGAGGAACTAAAACCTATCTTGTCTGAGGTTAAGAAATCTCAAAAGCCGATTATAAAAGAAATAAAATCTAAAAAAGTTAAAGTAGACCCATTAGATATCAACATATCAGAAATTATAGCAGAAGATAGAAAGGTATCTAAACCAAAATCATTTATCAAAAACCCAATGTTAAATGAGATGTTAAACGAAACACATCAAAGTGGTGAGTGGAGAAATATGGAGGCAAATCCATATACTTCTAATCAAGCTCAATCGTTTATGGCAGGTCGTTCTACGGCAGTAGCACCAATGCAAGATATTGATGGTAATCCTGTTAATACAAATAGTGAAGAAGTTGCTGGTGTTATGAACGTTATCAACAAAGATTATTCTCAGTTGATGAAAGCTATCGATAAGAAAAAGGGAAGATAATAAATGGCTAAGCAAAGAAAAGAATATTTTTATAATCCAATAGATTTTGATAAGAACGTTGCAGTTGGAGTAAAATTACCATTTGGTAAACCCAATGGATTATTCGCTCAAAGTTTTACAACTGAAGAACAAGCAGTATCTAATCTAAAGAATCTATTATTGACCAGAAAGGGTGAAAGACCATTTCAACCTTTGTTTGGTTCGGATGTATATTCACAACTCTTTGAAAACATAGATTTAAACTTAAATGAAAGAATTTCAGAAACCCTTTCAGAAGATATTAAATTTTGGTTGCCGTATATAGTTATTGACAATATAGGTATTGAAACAAATCCTGATAGAAACTTTGTAAGAATAGAATTAAGTTTTAGGGTTACGGAGCAAGGTGCAAACCAACAGATAATATTATTTATAGATTCTGCTGGAAGTACAATAGAATAAGGTTAGGTATGGCAAACAAAAAGAAATCAGATTTAGTACAAAAGGATGTATCGTTAATCGGTAGAGATTTTGGTGAATTTAGAAAAAACTTAATTGAGTTTTCTAAAAACTATTTCCCAAACACATACAATGATTTTAACGAATCATCTCCTGGTATGATGTTTATGGAAATGGCATCGTATGTAGGTGATGTATTATCATTCTACACAGATACTCAATTAAGAGAATCGTTGTTAAGTACCGCAGAAGAAAATGTAAATCTATTTAACATCGTAAACTCATTAGGATATAAACCAAAAAATATTATACCAGCATCGGTAACATTAGATGTATTCCAATTAGTACCAGCAAAAGGTAGTGGTGATACTGTAGCTCCTGATTTTGATTATGCTATGACTCTATCAGAGGGTATGGTAGTTGGTTCAACAGATTTTTCAGATGTAGAATTTACAACAGTCTCATCTGTAGATTTTGCATTCTCATCATCGTTTAGTCCAACTGAAGTTACGGTTTACCAAATTGATGAAAACACAAATGAACCAGTTTACTATCTTTTAAAGAAACAAGTAAAAGCTACGAGTGGAAAAGAAAAAACCAAAACGTTTGAATTTGGTTCACCGAAGATTTACGATAAAATAAAAATTGAAGATGATAACCTAATCAGAGTTAAAAACATATCTGACTCGGATGGTGATACTTGGACAAGAGTTCCATACCTAGCACAAGATACGGTATTTGAACAAATAGATAACAACGAAGATAACTCCACATACTTACATCAGTATAGTGGTGATACTCCATATCTCTTAGAACTAAATAGAGTTCCAAAAAGATATGTAACCAACTTCGAAGATGATGGTATCTTAACAATTCAGTTTGGAGCAGGTATCTCATCAAACGCTGATGAAGAAATCATTCCTAATCCTGATAATGTAGGTTCAGCACTTTATACAGAACATCAGAATTTAGATTCATCATTAGACCCTTCAAACTTTTTATACACAAAAACGTATGGGGTTGCACCACAAAATACAACATTGACTGTTACCTATTTAGTTGGTAATGGTATCGTTGATAATGTACCTGCTAAAGATTTGGTAAATGTATTATCAAGCACAACAACTTTAAAAAATGAAATCAATCTATCAGATACATTGGTTTCTTTTGTTAGACAATCGTTAGCATGTAGTAATCCAAACGCAGCTGTTGGTGGTAAAACTACAGAAACCCAAGAAGAAATTAGACAGAATGCTATGGCATTCTTCGCAGCTCAAAATAGAACTGTAACAAGAGAAGATTATGTAATGAGATGTTACGCATTACCACCACAATTTGGTTCGGTTGCAAAAGCATACTTACAACAAGATTATCAAACTGAAAACTCAAAAGTAGATGGACAGTATATCAATACTGAGATTCCAAACCCATTGGCATTGAACTTATATACTTGTGGGTATGATAATCAGAAAAACTTATCAGCTCTAAACGCTGCTACAAAATATAACTTAAAAAACTATATATCGTATCATCGATTATTAACGGATGCAGTAAATATCAAAGATGCACATATTGTTAATATTGGTGTTACTTTTGAAATCATAGTTTTACCAGAATACAATTCTAATGAAGTTCTTTTAAGAGCGATTGATAGAATGAAAGATTATTTCAATATTGATAATTGGAGAATCAATGAACCAATCAACCTATCTAAGATATATGTTGAGTTGGATAAAGTAGATGGAGTACAAACGGTAGTAAGACCTGATAAAGAGGGTAAGGGTGGTTTACAAATTAGTAATAAGTTCAATGGTAACTACTCACCAAACAAATACAGTATTATAAACGCAACAAAGGGTGGTATTATTTATCCACCTAAAGACCCATCTATATTTGAAGTTAAATTCCCAAATACAGATATTAGAGGACAGGTTGTAACACAACAATTCTAAATGAGGATATAGTATGATTTACAGAATATACGGAGAAAAAGATACTACGATTTACGAATTGAACAATCGTAAAGCTCAAAATGCTGGGTTAGATGAAGTGTTAGAAGTTACCAAGTTCTTTGATGAAGATACAAATACAATACACACTGGTAATAGTCGAATCTTAACTAAGTTTGATTTATCTGCATTATCACAATCAATAGTGAGTGGTGATATAACTGCTTCAGAGTTTAAATTAAATCTAACTTCAACAGAAGCTAATGAGGTGTTAACAGAATATGCATTGGAAGTATATCCTATATCTCAAAGCTGGGCAGAGGGTTCGGGACAATTTTTCGATAACCCAGTAACTAAAGTTGGGTGTAGTTGGGAACGTAGGGATGATAATACATTATGGAGTGTTAGTAGTGCACAAGTATTCAATGGTAGTGTTTTAGGTACTACACCAACTAAAGGTGTTGTATTATATGAAGGATTTACTGATGGAAGTGGTTCTGCGTTTTTAACAGAATCAATTAATGATTTCAATGGTAACTCACCATTTGCATTAGTTGATAACAATAAACTAATTATATCAGCATCTAACTTTGCAGGAACAACATTAATATTCCCAGTACATCTTTTAAATACTGTTAATTATGGAATACAATTTCAGATAGACCCTGCCTCATTTGATGATGTTGCATTTAGAATTAAAACACCAAGTGGAGTTCTAAAAACCGAAGGTGATTATGAAGGTATGGTTGGTGCTATAACCGCATCATCAACTCAATCATTTGATTTAACTGCAACTGAAACAGGTGACCACGAATTAAGATTTACATTCTTTGATGGAAGTGGTGATGGTACAACTACTACTGGTTCTTTTGATGAAGTATATGTTTACCAAAAAGAAGGTAACTTAATTAAATGGGAAACGTTCACTCAAAACGAAGGTGATTTTAAATTAAGAAATAGGGTAAACGAAACTACAACTAATAGTGTTAGAATGTTTGCCTCTCAATCAAAATTAAATTTATACGCTGATGAGGGTGGAGCAGATGCACAATTTTCGGTTGAATTAGAATCGGGTGTAAATTACCAAATATCATCATCTTTAGACCCTAACGATTTTAATTCTATTGATTTTACAATTTATGATACAGATGGATTACCATTAAGAACAGGTGTAACAAACCTTACATCATCATATACATCAGCAGCAACTCAATCAATATCATTTACCCCAACTAAAGGTGGTGATTACATATTTGCATATACATACTTTAATTCATCATCGTTAGCTCAAAGTGGTTCGATAGATGATTTTAAAATAACATTTGAAGGTACTTTAGATGTAAGAGCAATTAGTGAAGCTGGTTGGTTAAAGAATTCAGGCGGAGCAACGTGGTACACCGCATCTGTAGATGGTACACAATACTCACAAAATTTCACAAAATCTACTACTGACTTGAATGTAGATGTAACAAAGTATGTGGGAGATATGTTATCAGGTTCAAGACCAAACGATGGATTCATTATTAAAAGAGGTTCAACTGAAGAAAGTGGTTCTACAAAATATGGTTCATCTAAGTTTTTCTCAAACGATACTCACACAATATATGTACCTACCTTAGAGACAAGATGGGATGATTCATCATTCGTAACAGGTTCTTTAAGTGAGCTTGATTTAACAAAAGATATTACATTGTATATGAAGAATCTACAATCCGAATATAAGGAACTATCTAAGACCAAATTAAGAGTTGTTGGTAGAGAAACGTACCCACAAAGAAGTTTCACAAACTCAGCACCATACAATCAAATTAAATACCTTCCATCAACTACTTATTACCAGGTAAGAGATGTTGAAACTAATTTAGTATTGATTCCATTTGATACAACATATACAAAAGTAAGTTGTGATTCAACTGGAAACTTCTTTAACTTTTGGTTTAACACATTACAACCTGAAAGGTTTTATCAATTCGAATTTAGAGTTGATAGTAGTTCTGATAAGAAATATTTCGATGGATTCGTATTTAAAGTGGTTAGATAATGGCACAAACAAACATAACAACAGAACAACAACAAATCGAACTGCGTGAAATAAAACGAAACAGTTCGAAACAAATAGTGTCTTATACTTTAGAAGAAGATTCTCAAAGAGAATACGGATATCACAAAGTAAAAGGTAATACTACATTATATGATAGAGATATCTACAATCGAACTATTGAAACTTTATCAAACGAATTAATCACTCCACTTCCTGATATTCCGTTAGAAATCATTGAACAACAATTTATCAATGAGGGTGATATCTACATAAATGGTGTATCAATAAGGTCTAACCAAGAAGAATCAGATTTCGAAGATACGTTTAGTGGTAGATATGAATTAACACTAAGTGCCGCATCCGCAAGAAAAGATAAGAATCAAGGATGGGATGATAATACACACTATAGTGGTATCGGTTATTGGAATAGTAGTGTTAGGAGCGATACAGAAGATTTTATTAACTTTGAAGGGTACAAAGAAATTCTTTGGGATAACGCAGTGTTCGGACCACAACTTGATAATGGTGGTTACAGAATAACAAAAGAATTAATCGATAGTGGGAAGAATCTAAACTTACGTTCTGTTATAGGATTCTCTTTAAGACACACAAATGGTGATACAGTTAGTTGTAAGGTTAGAATAAACAGAAAGAGAATACCTAATCAACGTAGCTTTACAGTAGGAACGGAAGAAGCAACAAACAGTGGTGTTAGTAACTACCCTATGATTGAAGTAAGTTATGATGTTATGAATTCCGATATGAGAGAAGGTGATATTTACGAAATCCAAACAGAAGTGAGTTCT